TTGAAGGTCGTGCCCGCCACGAAGGCCTCGTACTGGGCCATCACCTGGAACTCACCCGAGAGGCTCCCCGTGTAGGAGGGCAGCGCGTTGCGGAGTGGCTGCCCCTTCACGGCCGAGCCCTTGAGGAACCGGCGGTCGGTCTTCATGCCGAGGTCGCCGTCCAAGGAGAACGAGGTGAAGGTCGAGATGGCCGAGTCGTCGATCTCCACCGTGCAGTCGGTATAGACGAACACGTCGGTCCCGGACGGGTAGGACGCGGCCGCCAGGGCGGTCGAGTTCTGCTCGGCCTCGGAGTCGAAGTCCACGGTGAGGCTCAGGGCGCCCCCGAGGTCCTGGGTGACGTTGAACCCGGTGACCACGCTGCCCTCGTAGGTGAAGGCCTGGAGGCCACCGTTGGAGTCGGCCTTGGCTACCTGAACCGTGTAGGAGGTGGCGGGGCCCACGTCGTTGGTCTCGAACGTGGACATGTAGGCCGCCGTGCCACCCTGCTGGGTCGGGCCGGACGAGCCACCGAGGGAGTGCTGGAGCAGGAGCCCCATTCCCTTGGTCAGGACATCGCAGTCGATGGAGCCGGACGCCCCCACCGAGATGGTGTCGTGGCGGTCCGAGCGGATCGTCTGCTGGTCCTTGCGGAAGCCGACGCTCTCGATGAACTCGACATCCCGTTGCCAGGTGTCGGTCTTGGCCTCGAAGGCTCGGGTGGGTGCGACGGCGGTCCCATAGGTCGACTCGACGCCGATCTGGACCACCTGGTCGAGGATGGATGACATGGGGCTAGCCCTCCTCGGGCTTGGGTGTGGTGGTGGCCTTGGGGGCCGGGTGGAAGTCGGGGTGCTCCGCGAGGGACTGGGCGTCCTCCTGGCTCACGGCGACAGGGACACCGTGGAGGAACTCCACGGGACCGTTGGGTAGGTGGATGACGACACCGTCCGAGCCGCCGTCGTAGACGACCTCCGACGGTGCCGCGCTCTTCTTGGAAGCAGGCATTAGACGAGTTTCCCTTTGACGTGGACGTGGACGGTGACGAAGACACGGGGGCCGTCGACCCCTGCTTCGGCGCTGGACATGGAAAGACCGGAGCACTCGATGAACATGAGGCCGGTGACGGCACCCGAGAGGGTCGGGTAATCGTTGACGACGTTCTCGACGCTGGTGGCGAGGGCGACGGCGCGCTCCTCGGCCTCCTGGAGCCCGGCGGCCTTGGACTGGACCGCAACGTGTACGTCGACGGTGTAGTCCTCGATGAGGCGGCGGCGACCAGAGGCGAACGCCTCCGGCGTCTGGGTGTTGGATTCGATGTCCCCCATGAAGATCGACTCCCGGCGCATGGCACCGCCGGAGTCCCCGTAGGTGATCTGCACGTCGGAGATGTCGGCCTGGAGTTTCGTGAGCAGGGCCGCCTTCACGGCGTACATGGTCGTTCCGGCCACGGCTACTCCTCTGCGAGGCCCTCGTCGTCGACGGGGGCGAGGTTGAGGGGGATGTAGTGGCGGGAGCCTTCACCGTTGGGGAGGGGTGCCATCGACTCCAGACCCCGCACCTCGTCGATGGAGTAGACGCCCATCTGGATTCCCTTGGAGTAGGTGTCCCATCTTTCGTTCCCGGCTCGGGAGATGGCGCCCACGTCGAAGCGGGCGTAGGCGACGGCGATGCCCTCGGAGCGCATGATGTTCGTGAACGCCGCGGCCACCTTGTTGGCGAGGGGGCGGAGTGAGTACTGGACCATCGCCACGTTCATCTCGTGGAGGCCGGTGCCCCAGGAGGTGGCCCGTGAGGTGTCGGCCAGGAGGAACGGGGGCAGGCCGTAGAGACGGGCCACGTCCTGGATGCCGTGNTCNAGGCCCCGGATGTAGGAGGCGTCCTCGGGTGAGAGCGAGGTCTGGGTCCACTTGGCGGACTCGGTGAGCACGGCNAGGCGGTGGCCGTTGGCNGCGCCCTTGTGNACNTCNTTCCAGGCGCCCTTCATCTGGGCTACGCCNTCGGGCGAGAGTTGGCCGGGGACCTCGATGATGGCTCCGGGGGTGGCGGAGTTGCCGAAGAAGGCGGCGCCGTACTTCTGGATGCCCAGGTTGGCGCCGAGCATCTCACGGGCGGCGGCGATGGGCGAGAGGCCCTTGACGGTGCCGGGCTTGAGCACCGAGCCCCGGACCATCTGGATGTCCCNGGTCGTGTAGACCTCGCCCTCGGCCTTGGACGAGGTGAACGTGAGGCGCTCGAAGCCGGACTCNTCGGTCGTGACAGTCGGNTCCAGGTCGGTCGGGTCGAGGACCGTGAGGTTGATGACCCGGCCCGTGGAGTTGCGGAGGGTGGCGATGTAGGCGTTNCCGTCGAGGAGGAGGGANCAGACGACCTGGCCGATGACCTCGTGGTTGGCGAGGTTCGTGTTCATCTTGACCATCCACGGCGGGAGAGGCCGGAACGGCTGCTCGACGCCTTGGCTCCGGTAGAAGGCCGAGAGGTCGAGGTTGGCGACGGTGTCGGACAGCAGGCGGATGGCGGCGTAGACGGCGGTGAGCGCGAAGGCGGTGTCGTAGTTGACCGTCATCCCGGAGGCGTTGCCCTGGGTGGTCTGGTTCAGGCCACGCCCCCAGATGTCNTGNAAGGAGAGGGAACGCTCCTCGGTGAGGTTGCCGAGCAGTCGGCGGATCATGTGGTCCTCCCGGAGGAGTCGAGGGACCAGGCGACGCGGAGGGCGAGGGAGCCGCCGACCATGAAGGCGAGCGGGGGCCACGCGAGGGCCAGGCCGTAGACGAGGGCGACGGTGCCGCCGATGGTGAGGGCGGCGATGAGCCACTCCATGCCGGGCCTCCTAGAACGCGGTGGGAGCCCGATGCCGGTGGCGGTTCAGGACCACGTTGACATCGGGGAGAGGGGTGGGCCGGTTCATCCCAGGTTGAGCGAGTTGGATGGAGCCGAACTCGGACTGGACCGAGATGGCACGGTCCGGGATGCGGGAGACCTGCTCCAGGAGGTGGTACCTGGCGAGCGTCCGGGCGGCCCAGCGGATGTCGTTGGGGGCGGACTTGGCGACCCCGTGCTCGTACTCGACGATGACCTTGTTGCCGGGGTCGGTGTAGGTCCAGGTGCCGTCCCCCCTGGTGGCGTAGCCGTTGTCGAAGAGGGCCACGTCGTTCTTCTCGGCGGTGGTGAGGGCGGTGCCGTCGATGGAGGCGGAGAGCAGGGTGGTGGGGAACATCCTGGAGAGGAGGATGGTCTCGTCGTTGGTCCCGTTGAGGGTGTCTCGTTCGTAGAGCTGCACGAACGAGGCGCCGCAGTAGTCGGAGATGATGGTCGTGGCGTAGGCGATGGCGTCCACGAGGTCGGCCGCCGAGAAGGTCGAGGTCTCCCCCGCTATCGAGTCCATAGCCCGGACCTCGGCCGGGGTCGTCAAGAACCCCCCGACCACCTCGTGGAAGGTGTCGAAGGTCATGGCCGAGCCCCAGGTCCCGGACCAGGTAGCGGTCAGGCGCTGGAGGTNGGACTGGGCGGCGAGGTCGTAGGTGTAGACGCCGGAACCTGCCGAGGTCGTCGAGGTCGCCGAGGCGACGACGGTCGACCCGGCCTCGTCGACGATGCCGATGGTGACGGCGCCGTCGGCGTCGGTCCCGGTCTCGCCGGAGTAGAACGTCACCGAGAGGGTCTCGGCGGCGTTCCGAAGGATGAGCCGGGACTCGGCCGACTCGTTGGCGTAGTACGCCATCGGAGCCTCCTAGTCGGTGGTGGCGGTCTCGACCTTGGCCTTGGTGGCGGCGGTCTCGGTCTTCTTGGAGATGGCCTCGGCGATGCCCTGGGCGATGAGGCTCTTGGCTTCCTTCGGGTCNTTCCAGTCGACTACGTCGCCGGGGCCGTGGTGGCCGTTCACCGAGCANGAGATGGATTCCAGGATGCGAATCTTCAAGGGTGGCTCCTTGTGTCGGGGCAGCGAGGAGGCCGGGCGGTGGTTAGACCGCCCGACCTACTCACAATGGGTTGGCTATGCCCTGGGGGCTATGCCTGGGTGAGGCACCCGATCCCGTTGTCGTCGATCCCGTCGGAATCGCCGCGCAACTGGAAGCGGAAGGTCGCNAGNCCCGTGTTGAAGGCGTAGTCGTCCGACCTGTCCACCTGGAGACCGCCCGCGATGCGGACGGCGAAGGAGGGCATGTGGGCGAATACGACCGCACGCTTGCCGCTGGTGGCGGCGTCGATGTGCCCGTCCATGTAGACCGGATAGCCCAAGAGGTTGGGCGGGGTCTCGGACGAGAGGCCGGGCTGCCAGAGGTACTGACCGTTGGAATCCACCAGCAGGCGGATCAACTTGATGGCCTCCGGGAGATGATCCAGGCCGTGTCCGCGTTGCGGTACGGCGTGGGCATCGTCGACCAGACCTCGAAGAGGTTGGCGGCCGTGATGGTCGTGGCGCTGGCGCTGGTGGCGAACGAGGTGGCCGCCTGGGCGATGCCCTTGGGCTTGCTCGATCCTGAGCCGTTGGAGATGTCTGCGCCGAGGGCGCGGGTGACTGCGGAGCCGCCGATGTTCGTGACGAAGGACGCCACGTCGAACATTGAGTCCGCGAGGAGTTCCTGGCTGACCTGCGTGAGGGCGGCGTACTTGTACGCGCCCAAGGTCACCTGACCGAGCACCGGGTCGGATTCTCCGATTGCGGCGGCTTCTGCGACGATGGCNCCNNNCGGGTTGGTCGTCACCTTCGGGACGAGGAGGTCCTCACCCGATGCCGTGCGGATGACGAGAGCCCCGGCCGCTATGACCTGGCTCTCTTCCTCCAACTTGGCGAAGATGCGGTCGTACATGGTCGAGTCGACGATGTTGCCGCCTGCGGTGGCTGANCCCTTGGTCATGTCGCGCTGCTCCGAGGGGAGCGACTCGAACGTCCTGACCTCGCCGGAAACGAGGCGCCGGAACATCTCGTCGTCGCTCACGCGGCCGTCGTCGTCCTTGACGGACTCGGGGGCTGCGGTGAGGTCGCCGTAACGGCGGAACTCGTCGATGGCGTCGTTGGCCTGGGCTTCACGCTTGAGATGTGAGAGGCCGGTCTTGATCCGCTCGTCGAGCGAGTCGATGGCCTCGTTGTGCCGGTCGTACTCGGCACGCTGCTCGGCCGTGAACTCTGCGCCCTCGGTCTCTTCGACCAGGCGGCGGAGTTCAGAGACCGCGTGTTGGCGCGCCTCGAACGAGGCGGTGATGTCCGCGGGGGACATGGCTACCTCCATAGGTAGGGGATGATGGTGGGGGGTGTTGCCGATG